TTGATGGGCCGGAAAGACCCGTGACGATAAGCAGTAAAAGCCTCGCTAGCATTAGCAACTCGCTGAATAAACGACTCAAGCATATTCAAGATGCTGCCGTATTTCATACCGGTGTCAATCGAATATCTGAGGCTAATCATGGAACGGGAGACGGCGAGTGAAGAACGACTGGGCTACTTTGTACCTGAAGACATCTGGTTACGTCTGGAGGAGGCTAGCGAAGCACTTGCGGCCCTGCGCGATATTGCAGACTCCTCTCCAAGGGGTGTCGTTACAAACTCAGACCGGCTTCAGTCATTGATACGCATGTTTCATGACCAGCTTCAAACCGTTGCAGCATCTGGTGAATTTTGTACCCGTCCATAATCTCTAAGCTGAGAAGAAAATGAAAAGTCTTTTGTTGTCTTTGTGTCTTGTTGCGGCGCTGGCTGGATGTGCCACCGCAACAGTTGGAGCCGAATTCCAATCGGGCAATTTGTCGAAGTTGCAGCCTGGGACGACAACGCTGCAGCAAGCTACGGAACTGCTAGGAACGGCCCCGCAAAAATCTTCAATCGAAGCTGGTGAGCAGGTTTATCAATGGCTGTTTGTCCGAAGCCATGCAAACACCTTTGTCAGTTCAACGCAAACATCAGTTCAAAGCGCTGTGTTGGTATTTGATGCAAACGGGAAACTTCGTGGTATTCGGCGCTTACAGGGGATTTCTCTCCCGTCCGAAGATGCACAACGACTGCTTGTGAAGTAACGAATACCACGTTCAAACATTGAACGTGTTCCGGTGACCCCCTGAAGCGTGCCCTCTATCCTGAGGGCACGTTCATTTCAGGGGTTCGCCATGAATCGGCTTCACCAGGTAGTCGCTCTAATCATCAAGGCTGTTGCGGGTCACCGCATGGCTCCGTGGCTGTGGATCAGCGTTCTGCTGATCGCATTGGTTGGAATTTTCCAGCCTCATCTGCTGCCGGTCAGTCTCTACAAGCTCTCTCTCATTTCTACTGCCGCGTGGCTTGCGTACTGGATCGACCGTGCATTGTTTCCGTATGCGCGCCCGGATGCGTTTCTCGATCAGGCTTGGAGTCTGGGCACACCCCTGACATCCAAGGTTTTACCGACTGAGTACATCCCACTTGTAGCTTTCGCCGTTGCCCAGATCCGCCGCGCCGTCATTATTGCCGCAGCGATGATTGCTGTAGCGCTGGGAGCCTGACCATGCGAGCGCACATGCATCGCAGACTCGCACGGTTTGGGCTCTGGGCAGTTGCAGTGCTGTGGCTCGGCGCTCTGTGCCTGATCTCTGTGGCGCATGCCGCTGACGCTATCCCCCGCGAAGCACTGCGGTACCAGCACACACTGGTGCAGCAGTCTCACTTCGCCTGGGGGCTGGACGCGCCGATCTCCAGTTTCGCCGCCCAGGTGCATACGGAAAGCCGCTGGCAACCGGGTGCCACCAGCCCGGTAGGCGCCCAAGGGATCACCCAGTTCATGCCCTCAACAGAAACCTGGATCAACCGCGCCTATCCGGAACTTGCTCGCCTGGGTAATGCGACAAATCCCGTATGGGGGCTGCGCGCCCTGGTGACCTATGACCGTTACCTGTGGGACAGGATTGAAGCGCTCAATGCCTGTGAGCATATGGCGATGGTGCTTTCCAGCTACAACGGCGGTCTGGGCTGGCTGCAGCGTGATCGCGCCAAAACGACCGCAGCTCTGCGGGATCGCTGGTTCGGTGGCGTCGAGACCGCCAACGCTGGCCGTGCCAATGCCGCATGGAATGAAAACCGAGCCTACCCGCGCCTGATCCTTCGCCAGCGCGAGCCACTCTACATCGCCGCCGGCTGGGGCCCGGGGGTGTGCAATGACTAAGCAGATCGTTTCTGTTGTGATCGCCGGCCTTGTTCTTGAATTCGTGATTTATGCCTGGGGCGCCCATGCTGGATACGAGGCGGGCGTGAAACGCGTACACGCTGCCTGCATGGCACAGTCACCGGAAAAGGATCGGCCATGACAGCAGAACTGAAAGCCTATCTCATCGCCGGTGCCACCCTCGTGGCAGCGGCGCTGGTCAGTATTGCCGCCTGGTGCGGGTATCGGTTCGGAGTATCAACCGAGCATGCACGCGGAAACGAGCAGATCGCTACGCTCAGGCAAACCTATGCCGACGAAAACGCCCAGGCCCAGGCCGAACTGCGCAAGCAGCTCAAAGCAGCCACCGCACGCGGCGACGAACTCTCATCGCAGCTGCTCACACGTGAGGCCACCACCACACGCCAATCCCAGGAGAAAACCCTTGCTGTCACCAAGATCACCAGTGGCCGTCGTTGCCTTGATGCTGATGTTGTCCGCCTGCTCAACGCTGACTCGCCCATCCAACCAAGTACCAGTCACAACGGTGGGAACGTGCCCGAAGCCGCCAGCAGCGCTGCTGCAACGGATGGCGCCGCTGCCACCGATACCGACGTCGCTCTCTGGGCAAACAATGCCCGGTCGCAATACGACATCTGCCGCAGCCGGCTCGACGCCCTGATCGACTACGAGGTCCGTCCCTGATGGACAACTTTGACCGCGCACAGGCCATTGAACTCGCTGCCTGGGAGGCACTGCAGGATGAAGCAGCGAGGGGGCATGTCGCGGCTCCGGGGGAGTACTTCTGCGAAGACTGCGGAGAAGAAATCCCACGAGCGCGGCGTGAAGCTGCCCCCAGCTGTACGCGCTGCCTCGAATGCCAGACAGATCATGAATCATTAAAAAGAAGAGGACTTGCATGAAAGTCGAACTGGAACTGTGGCACCTGATCCTGTTGCTCATTTCGTTTTTTGGGCTGTTGGGCGGATTTGGCAAAGTGCTGCTCGGGCAGATCGAGAAACGTCTCGATGAACGATTCAAAGGGCTGGAAGACGGTCAGACAAAAGCACTGGATGTCGAACGGCAGATCCTCACCTTGCGCGCAGAGTTACCGCTTCAGTACGTGCGCCGTGAGGACTACGTCCGCAACCAGACCGTGATCGAAGCAAAGCTCGACGCAGTCGCCACCAAAATCGAAAACCTGATGTTGAAAACCAAGGGAGTCTCCTGAGATGGACGCCGTCAAGATCCGCCGCGAATCACTGCGCTGGTACCTGATCCTTGCGCTGTATAACGCCCGCCCCGAAGAAGTCTGCGAAGAAGTGGTGCAGACCACCATGCGCTCAATCTACCCGGATGTGACGCCACTGGAAGTTCGCCAGCAACTCGATTACATGGAAGAACGCGAACTGGTGGAACTGCGCAAGGAACCGTCTGGCCGCTGGTGGAGCAAGCTGACCCGCTGTGGCGTCGACATGGCTGAATACACGGTTGATTGCCAGCCCGGTATCGCCCGTCCTCAGAAGTACTGGGGCTGACATGGCACGCCAATCGAGTGTCGACCAGTTGCCTGCGGCCGTTCGTGAGTGGCTCGATAAGGCTCTTGTCGCGAACAACTTCTCGGGTTACGAGGCGCTTGAGGAAGCACTGCACGAGCGCGGCTGCACGATCAGCAAATCAGCAATCCACCGCTATGGCCAGAAAATTGAGCGCAGGTTCGCAGCAATCAAAGCCAGTACGGAAGCGGCGCGGCTGCTGACAGAGGGCGCTGCAGACGATCAGGATGCGCGCAGTGAGGCAGTGATCGCTCTGGTACAGACTGAGATCTTCGACGCGATCATCAACCTGCAGGAGGCCTCTGCTGAAGATGTCGATCCACAGGACCGTATTGCCCTACTGTCGAAGGCTGCGAAGAACATTGGCACGCTTGCCAATGCATCCCGTGGACAAAAGAAGTGGCGGCTTGAGGTCGAGGAAGATGCGCGCCGCAAACTGTTGGCTGAGCAGGAACAGAAGCTCAATGAGCTGCGCGGGGCTGATGGCATGAGCGAGCAGCTCGAAGCCCGCATCCGCCGCATTCTGCTCGGAAAGGAATAGCGATGGAGACCCCGGCAAAAGCACTCACAGCAGTCGGCCCGGCGCGCAAGATTGATCTGGCTGCCGAAATGGCGGCGCATGGCGTTGAGGTGCCGCAGGATATCGGCGAGGCCGTACCTGGGGAAGAGCCGGTTTTCCTGCCATATCAGCAGCGCTGGTTTGCTGATGAATCCCAGATCATGATCGCGGAGAAATCACGCCGTACCGGCCTCACCTGGGCCGAGGCTGGGCGCAACGTGGTCAATGCTGCGAAGCCCCGCAAGCGTGGGGGCTGCAACACATTTTATGTAGGCAGCAAGCAGGAGATGGCGCTTGAATACATTGCCGCCTGCGCACTGTTCGCGAAAGCGTTCAATGAGCTGGCCCAGGCCGATGTGTATGAGCAGACCTTCTGGGATGAAGGCAAGAAAGAGGAAATCCTCACCTACATGATCCGGTTCCCGAAGACCGGCCGGAAGATCCAGGCACTCAGTTCGCGCCCGTCGAACCTGCGCGGTTTGCAGGGCGACGTGGTGATCGACGAGGCGGCCTTCCATGAATCACTTGAGGAATTGCTGAAGGCTGCACTGGCGCTGACGATGTGGGGAAACAAGGTGCGCCTGATCTCAACGCACAACGGCGTTGAGAACGCGTTCAATACCTACATCACCGATGCCCGCGAGGGGCGCAAGGATTACAGCGTGCATCGCATCACGCTGGACGATGCAATCGCCGATGGCCTCTATCGGCGCATCTGCTATGTGACCGGCCAGACCTGGAGCCAGGAGGCCGAGAAGAAGTGGCGCGATGATCTGTACCGCAACGCGCCGAACGCCGAATGTGCCGACGAAGAGTATGGCTGCGTGCCACGTCGGTCAGGTGGCACCTATCTGTCCCGTGTGGTGATCGAGGCGGCGATGGTCGCCGACCATTCAATCCGCATCTACCGCTTCACCGCACCCGATGACTTCATGAGCTGGACGCCGCTGATGCGTGAAGCAGAGGTCGCCAGCTGGTGTCTGGAGAACTTGCAGCCTGAACTCTCCCGTCTG